ATGCGACCGCCGCCCTCACGGCTGCGAGCTGCGCGATGACAACGCCCGCCGCCATCGCCTGCGCGCCAGCGCCAGCCGCCGCCATGGCACCGGAGCCGGTGGACAGCGAGCCGTTGGCGCGTCCCATCGCGTCGGCGAGCGTGAGCACGCCTGCGCCCGCGCCGGCTGCGTTGGATGCTATCTGCGGCATGGCGCTCGCGGCGGCGGTCAGCCCGTCGCCCATGTTCTTCGCGCCGTTGCCCACGTCCATGACCGCGCCGGCGACAACTCCGAGCGCTGCGCCGAGCGCGCCCGATGCTGCGGCGACCGCACCCATCATGGGGGCGAAAGCCGCCATCGCGGCGGTGGCGAGCAGCATGCCGGGTGCCATGACGAGCAGCCCCGCGCCCGCGACCATCGCGCCTGCGCCCATCACGAGCAGCCCCGCGCCCATGGCGAGGATGCCGACAGCCGCCGCCGTGCCGAAAGCGGCGATGGTGGGAAGCTGCGTCGCGAGCAGCGTTATGCCGGCGCTCGCAAGCGCCACGCCCGCGCCGACCATCAAGATTGCAGCGCCGAACGCGAGCATGCCGACAGCACCAGCCGTCAGCGCCGCGCCAGCCATGGCGGCGACCCCGATGAGCGCCGCGATGCCGATGCCCATGCCGAGCATCACGCCGATCGCGCCGTCGCCCGCGTTCGCGAGCGCGATGGCCGACTGCGCCATGAGGGCGATGCCGACAGCCGCAAGGGCCACGCCGCCGCCTATCATGAGGACGGCAGCGCCCATGCGCATCATGTTCGCCGCGCTCGCACCGGCAGCGGCACCAGCCGCCGTCTCGGCACCAGCCGTGGCGGTCAACCCCGCAGCGGCAGCCGCGCCGCCCGCGCCCATGGCGGGCAACACCGCGCCGATGGCGGTGATAGCGCCCACAACGCCGGTAACGACCTTGAACGAAACGAACGCCATGCCCAAACCGGTTATCACGGGCAGCACGTATTGCCCGTTCTGCGCTAGGAATTGGATAGCGCCCGCGACGCCCTCGATGCCGCTGCGCACGCCCGCGAGCACTTCGCCCGCGAACGCCTTGAACTCGTCGGTCTTGAGGTATTCGGTCGCCTGCCCGATGCCCTCGGTGCCCCATTGCACGAACTCGCGCAGGGCGGGCGTGAGCGAGTCGGCCAGCGCGATTTGCATGGTCTCCATCGCACCGCCGAGCCCCTCCACGTCGCCTGCGAGGTTGTCGAGCTGCGTATCGGACATCGCCTGAGCGGCACCCGCCGAGTTGTCAATTGCCGCCGCGACTTCATCCCAACGCTCCGCGTCGGTTGCGAGCAGGGCGTTAACAGACCTCAAATCGACCTTGTTGAAAGCCCCGGACAGCGCTTTCGTCTTCTCCTCGACCGTCATGCCCTCCATGGCGGTGTTCATGTCGCCGAAGATGTCCTTGAGCGAGCGCATCTTGCCCTCGGCATCGTAGACCGCGACGCCCATCTCGCCGAACGTGTCGGCGAACTTGTCGCTAGAGAGCGTCAGCAGGATGTTGCGCAAGGCGGTGCCGCCCTCGCTGCCCTTGATACTGTTATCGGCGAGCAGGCCGAGCGCTTGCGCGGCTTCGGTCGTGCCGCCCGTGAGGTTCTTCGCCGTGCCGCCGACCGTCAGGAACGCGCTGCCCAGCTGCGAAACGCTCGTGTTGGTTTCCGAGGATGCCGCCGCCATCTTGTCGACGAGCGCGGAGGTTTCGTCGAGCGACAGACCGAGCGCTGACTGCGTATCGGTCACCATGTCGGATGCGCTCGCCAAATCCATGCCACCTGCCGCCGCGAGGTTGAGCACGTTCGGCAGCATCTGCATCGAGGTCTGCGCGTCATAACCGGCAAGCGCCATGTAATTCAACGCGTCAGCTGCTTCGGATGCGGAGAACGCCGTCTTAGCGCCCATTTCGAGCGCGAAGTCTCGAAGGTCGCCGATTTCATCGACCGACTTGCCCATGGTCGCGGCGACCTGCGACATGCTCGCGTCGAACTGCCGCCCGGTCTCGATGGACGATTTGCCGAAGCTGATAAGCCCGGCGGTCGCGGCTCCCATGCCGACGGCGAGCGCGCGGCTCGCCATCTTCCCAGCCTTGCCGCCGAACGCCGCGAACTTGGTCGCGAACGCCTTGCCGGCTTTCGTGCCCTGCGCGTCGCCGGTCTTGCCAAGCTCGCCGAGCGACTTGTCGATTTCGGAGCCGAACTTGCCGTCGGATTTGGGAATAATGGTAACGAACGCGCGTGCAATTTCAGTGCCGCCACCTGCCATGTCTTGCCCCCTATCGTCGTGCTAGAATTTCAATATCTTTTTTACCTACTCGCCGTTGCGTTTCCGATATTCGAGGGCTTCCCAGAGGTCGCTCGCGGCCTGCTGCACGCCCTGGCCCGGCAAGCCGTCCACACTCTCGGACAGCGCGTCGAGCGCCTCGGCGATGGTTTCGAGCTGCACGTCGACGGCGGCGGCGTCCATGCGCTCGGTGACGGTGACGGTGTAGGCCGTGGTGGATGTTCGACCGCCCGGCCTGACGGCGGTCTTGTTCGGCGACGGCGCGGGGGCCATCTTGTTCTCGGGTTGAATATCCATATTGCTCTTTCCTTCCTGCCGTGGGCGGGCGCGCTAGATCGCCGCTGGAAGCTCCACGCGCATGGCGTCGTACAGGGCTTCCAGCGCGCGGCGGTGGAGTTTCATCAGCCCGTCGCACGTGTACTGCATCCGTTTCGCCACATCGCGCCACTCCATGCCCTGCACGTATCTGTAGGTCAGCGCGGCGCGGGCGGGCTGCTCCACGCGCGCGAGCACCCGGTGGGCGTCGGCCTTGGCCTGCAGCTCGCTTTCCAGCTCGTCGGCGTAGGCTTCCCGCAGCTCGTCGCGCCTGGCGACGATCCGGGCTATCCGGTCGGGGTCGGCGCTGCGCTTCGCGCCCTGGGCGCTGTAGTCGAGGGCGCGCACGTCCATGTCGGACAGCTCGTCTATCTCGCTTCGCAGCATGTCGCACGTCTGCACGCAGCGGGCCACACGCTCTAGGTAGGCGCGGGCCTGCTCGCGCTTGAACTTGGCGAACTCGTCAGATGACGCCATGAATCGACCTCCGCTTCCCGCTCGCCCCTGTTCGCTTCAAAGAGACGGGCGTGGCATGGAGACCCCGCCCGCATGTCGGCTGATGCCGCGCGGTTCGCACTACTCGCCCAGGATGGCCCTGGCCCGCGATAGCAGCCGGTTCTTCTTCCGCTCGTGGGCCGATATCGCCTGCTCCGCTTCGCGCAGCGCGTCCCCGGCCTCGGCTAACAGCTCGTCGCGGCCCCGCTTCACGTCGACCACCATGGTGTCGCGGTTGGCCGGGTACAGCGTCAAGCTCACCTCGTGAATGTTGAGCTTCCGCAATTCGTTCGCGCGGGTGCCGTCGCGCAGCGTCACGGAGCGCTGGTCTACGACGTCATAGGCGAAGCTGAACCTGCAGAGCCTTCCGTCGATGACGAGCTGCCGGGCGCGCTGAGCCTCGTCGGTGCCGTCGAAGTCAGCCGCGAAGAACAGGCCGTAGCCGTCCTCTTCCAGCTTCGTGACGATGCCGATGTAGCTCTTGAGGTTCCCCGAATCGTGGTTCCAGAGCAGCGGTATTGGCTTGCCCCCGGCCTTGATCCTCGCGATGGATTCGACGAAAGCGCCAGGCGCTATCACGTCGCCGTAGCTGTCGGGCCTGTCGGTGGAGAAGGTCGCGGCATAGCCGCTTATGGAGCCGTGCTCGCCCCCGGTGGACTTGACCTTCGCGTCCGAAGGCTTGAGCGCCTTGTTAAACACCTTGTTCGACGTCATGGGCGACCCGCCTATACCAGACTCGGGCGCTTGACGGTGAATCGCATCGTAGGCGGGTCGTAATAGTCATCTTCCAGTTGCTCGACAAGGTCGTAGACCTCATCCTTGGTGGACTCGACGCGGCCCGCAGCTATCGCCTGCAGGGCCTCGCGCGCGGCGGCTTTGCCGGTCACGCGCGCCTCATCGGCGCGCCGCTTCGCCTCTTCGCGGGCTTCTAGTTCCGCGAGCGCTTGGTTTGCGGCGTCCGCTGCGATGTCGGCCTCGGTCTTGTAGGTAATCGGCTTCTTGGCCAGCACCGTGCGGCCCAGCTTGTCCTTCGTCAGCCACTGCCTGCGCAGGTTGTACGCCCTTTTCGTAAACCCCGCGGCTTCGAGGGCGTCGGCCTGCGCCTCGATCTCGGCGACCGTTGTCTGTCTTGGCATGTTTCCCCCTTTTCTAGAGAAAGTCGCTCAAAAGTAGTGTTACGATATATGTATAGCGTAACATTTTCGGATGCTGCGCTCAAGGTCTGTCCCCCTTTTCAGCAGGCCTATTGGAGGGTGCGCCGCTTGGCTTGCTCGCACCCTCCACGCTTTCCACCGAAACAAGCCGAGCCGCGCCGATTTTATGCGCGTTTCCCCAACCCGACACGCATATCAGCAGGTGGGCCTATGTGTCAATACCACCCGGGAAAACCGACTTGCGGAGGGAGAGTTGATGGTGCGGCGGGAATTCTGCCCTCTGACCTGGGGCTTCAAGATTGAAAGACTCCCCGCACCCCCGCACCCCTGCACCGCGTCGCCCAACCGTCCCCGGACAAAGAAAGACCCCCGCGGGCGATTGCCCCTGCCGGGGGTCGGGGTGCGCGCCTATGATTCGCCTTCTAGTCGCGCATACCGCGGTTTAGCGTGGCATCCTCGAACCATTCGCGGCTCCGCTCGGTCGCGTCTGCTCCGCTGTCGCCGTCGTGCCTGCCGTCGCCCTCGCCCATGCCGTCGAGTTCCGCGCGCATCTGCCACGCGGCGCGCCCGGCGATGGAGCAAGCGCCGCGCAGTATGGCTAGCTCGTCATGGTCGAACAGCCCGCAAACGATCTCATGCTCGCCGTTCTCGTCGGCGTACGCGTATTGGCACAGGGTCTTGATTGCTTCCACCAGATCCGCCGCCCGCTCCATGTGGCCCTCATGCGTGAGGTTCATCCCGCGGTAGTGGATGCGCCGCCCGTGCGAGTAGTCGGTGGCCCCCCGGTGCTCGCGGTCGCCGGACAGCCCGCCGGGGTACTCGGTCTCGGTAACCGTGACGGTTACGCGCTTGGGTGTCCGGTCGGTGGTTTCGGACACGTAGATTGTCGCGGTCGTGGTGCCGCCCTGCTCGTAGGCGTCGGGGATATCGGTCACCGTCTTATTCGTCATGGTGTGTCTCTCTTTCGGTTGTCGGCCCTTATGGCCGCGGTCGTGCGTCTGTTTTCGGCGAGTAGGAGGAAACGTCATTCCTTCTACCTGCCTTTTGTGCGGCGGCTGCTATAGCACGGCAACGGCATAGCCGTGCCTATAGCAACGCGCTGGTGCACTTGTCACTATTACCGCCTTTTACCTTATAAGGGCGCACTTCGCAGTAATAGTGACATGCGGTGTCGTTATTGTTGCTTTCTGCCTAGTGCGCACTTCGCAGCAATAACGACATTGCTACCCGTCGATATCAAGCGCCATCTGCCCGGCGTTGAACCTCGGGAAGATGTACCAGGCTTTGCCGGGCTCTTCCGGATTTCGCTTGCTTGGCTGCTTGCGCATTGCGAGCAATTCGGTAACGTACTCTTTCGTTGTAAACGCTCCGCTTGTGTACTCGCGGCATTCTCCGAACTCGCGGAACATGTCGGCCAGTTTCGCGGATTGCTTCTTACCGGGTATCTCCAACACCTCGGCGGCGTCCTGGCACGTGATGCCCTCGCCGCCTGTTTCGCGGCGCAACAGCTCGGCGACGATGCGGTTTTGGTAGACGGCGAAGTCGCGTTCCCTGTTCGCGTCTTGTATCTGGCCTTTTGCCTTGCCGCCCTCGCTGCCGTTCGCGGCTCCCTTTGCCGTCCATGTGGCGGTGATGCCGTCCACGTCCACGCGGTGCGTCGGATGGTTGAAGATGACGTGCCTCGGCTTGATTCCCGGAAACTCTCGCAGGCCCGAATCTTCCAACATGAAAGCGCGCTCGCCGTCCTGCAGGTAGTCGGACGGCTCGCCACTCGGCGGGAAGATCTCGATAAGCGAAAGCGGCGCGTCTGGCGCGTCGCCCCAAACGGAGCTACCGCGCGAGCGCTCGATGGACGCCCAGTCGCCCTTGTCGCCCTTGCCCATGTGGTGAACGACCAGCACGGCGGCACCTGTCGCCTCGGCGATTCTGAGCACGTAGGCGAAGAACCTCCGGACGTCGCCCGCCGTGTTCTCGTCGCCCTCGATGAAGCACGACGCGCTATCGATCACCACGAGCGAGAAGTCTCCGCGCTCGCATCTGAGCGCCACGTCGTGTGCGAGGTCGGCTATGGTCGGCGCTTCGCCTTCGGCGGTCAACACGCCGCGCAGGCACCACTTCTTAGAGTGTTTGTCTATCTCGGCTGCATCGATTCCTTGTCGGACGGCAACCTCGTTGAAACGGTTGTCCAGGCTCTTGCGGTCGAGTTCCGGGTCGACGTAGAGAACGTCTCCCCGCTCGCACTGGTACCCGAACCACTTCCCGCCTGTCATGACCGCCTCGGCCAATTCGATGGCCGTCCACGTTTTCGAGCCTTTGCCCTTGCCCACTATGAGCATCACATGCCCTAGCCGCACGATGCCGTGGATTAGAGGCGGGTTCCTCGGCGGCGGGTCGGATGCCTGGATGCTCTCGAACGGCGGCAAGCGGTACTGGTTCTGGTCGGCCTGTTCCTCCGCTGCCTTCGCGGCGGCGTCGAAGTCGAAGTCTTCAACATTCAAGCGGCATCACCTCTTTCCTCTACGCGCCTGGCGAGCAGCACGTCGCACGCGTCGCAGCCTTGCGGCCATTTGAATTCTCCGCACGCGATGCGCAGCTCTTTGAGGTCATCCATGAGCAGCTTCGCGGCTCTCTGCCCGGCCTCGTTCTCGTCCTGGTCGAGTGCGACCACCACCTTCTTCGGGCGGTCGGCTTCCGGCGTGTACGCGAGCAGGTTTGCCAGGCGCTTGCACATTCCGGTGCTGCCTAGGCCGATGCAGGGCTTCCCGCTGAGCGATTCCATCGCCCAACAATCCATAAGGCCCTCCACGACGTAGAGGACATCCAGCCCGGCCCCCACCAACCATTCGCGATAGAGGGGCTTCGGCGTGTTCGCCGGGTTCCATTCCTTGCGGTTCGGCTTCACGTCGCCCGGCACCGTTCGCACCGCCATGTAGCTCGCGGTCGTGCACGTCGCGTCATCGAAAAACGGTATGGTGATGAAGCCCAGCGCGTGCGGCTCGTAAAGCTTGAAGGCGCTCTCTATGCCCTTCGGACGCCTTGTCCACCCGATCCCGTAGCGAGCGGCCAGCTCTGCCGCATCGAAACCGCGCGAGCGCAGCCATTCGCGGCCAGGCTCGGCTTCCGGTTCAAACAGGCGCTTGAAGCAGTCGAACGACGCGGCGCTCACGTCGTGGCCGAAACCCGCGCGCTCGGGCTTCGTGAAGCGCGGCGGCGTCTTGCGCGGCTTCGGGCGTTCGATGGTGAAGGAGTCGCCGTCGAGCGCTATCCCCAGTATGGCGGCGGCGCGCTGCACCTGCTCTGCGAAACCCTCGATGTGCTCCATCCGTCCGACAACTTTGAAAACGTCAAGGCGCTCGCCGGCGTCCCATATGGAGTGGCCCTTCCTCGGGTTGTACGTGACGCCCGGGTTGCGGTCTTCGCGCCACGGGGCGCGGAAGGGCTTCGATGGGTTTTCAACCCCGTAATGCATGAGCACTTCCGGTGTGCGCTCGCGGATGGAGTCGAGCAGATCCTGGCTGTAGCGCTTCCCGATGCCGCGGGCGCGGGGCTTCTCGCGGATTGTCGATTCCCAGCCCAAAGCGGCCATCACGCACCACCGCCCGCGATGAGCACAGCCCCGGACAGACGGTCATGGGCTATACTGCAGACGTGGCCGAAACCGAAACAACAAGGAGTGCCACACGCTAGGAGGCCGCTCGCGCCGTCTTGTTCCAGCTCGTCGGCGCGGCGGCTGATTTCTTCTCTACTCGCCATCGCGCACCACCGCCTTCTGCTCGTAGGCCAGCAGGTCGGCCATGCGCACGCGCCACAGCTTGCCTAATTTCAGCCCGTGGAGCTTGCCGTTGCGGAGCTGCTTTGTCACGAAACTCTGCGAGCATTGCCAGCGCTCGGCGATTTGCTCGGGCGCGAGCAGGCGGGCGGCGTCCTGGGCGTCGAGCGTGGCGCGGTCATCCTGGATGGCTGCGCGGGCCTGCGCGTCGTTAAACGTCTTAGACATGAGCGGCCACCCGTCCGCGCGCCTTGTCCACCATGCGCACGCGCTTAATGCGAGCAGGAATAACGATAGACCCATTGCATTCGTTGCAGCATCGCGCGTCAAGGTCACGACTAACAGGCCACGGATCGCAGGTAAACGGCTCCTGCATGGTCTTGCCGCAGAAGCAGCAATGCACGAGGTTCATACCCTCGCCACATTCATGGCATACAAAGCCGTCATCCAGCTCGAACCATTCGAGATCTATTGCGTCTCCGAAAGTCTCGACGGCTCCGCAACGTTCGCACTTGATTTCCCGGTAAGTGCTTGGCTGGTCTTTGTACTCGATCATATGGGACACCTCCTGAGATTGGTCATCAATCGCTTTGCGGGTCTGAGCGGTGGACATGCTAGGCATGGCAAGCCTCGGCCTTCTGGGCTTCGAGGCGCGCGAAGGCACTCTCGATCTTCGCCATCTGCCCCGGATAGGCCACCAAACGCCCGTTCTCGATTTGGCTCACCGTCGAAATGTGCAGGTTGGCTTCCCGCGCGAACGCCGATTTGCTCAACCCAAAAGCCTCACGTCGCCTGGTGATTTCTTCACGTGTCATCATGGTATGCCCCTTTCTCTTGTGGCGTCGGATTCCGTCAACCCGACTCCCTACCGATGACAATAACATCTTAGGTGTTGACATACGATAACGCCATAGATAATATTGTCGGTAACATTTTGTGGTTAGTAAGGAGCACCTAGTGACGATTGACTTAAACTTCCGACGTCTGAATTACTCAGGCGAGCGCGAGCGGTCGGCAGGCATGTATCCGGGCGAGGATGCCGCATCGCAGGATTTGGATGCTCTCTTGAAGGTGGAGACGCGTGAGGACGCGGTGAAGTTCCTGGACGAGTATTCGCCTCTGTACAGCGGCTTCGACATGTATTTCACCCGCCCGTCGAGGATGGACGAAAAGCATTTAAACCCTATGGTGGGCGATGTGCTGAACACCGTCATGATGATGCACGTCGTGCTCGATGCCTATAGACTACTGGGCGAAGGCGTCACCGCAGACGGCTTACGTCGACTCGGCTTCATGGTGGAGTACAGCGAAGAATACAAAAGCGAGGATGACACGCCGCATTCGCTGATAACAGGCGAATACTGGTTCGTGAACCGTGTGATGTGCCGGTACATCTTCGAGTTCGATGAAGCGGCGGGGCATGCCTTCGCTGGCGAAAAGGTGGCATCCTACGATAAAGATGGCAAGGTATGCCCGATATGGGTCATCGAGACGCAGGCAGACGAACGCGGCCAAACGCCTGAGACATACGCCCAGGCTCTGACCAACTTCCTGGACGGCATCCTTACACACATGCTGCAAGGCGTGCACATCGTGTCTAACAAGCTCGGCTTTGATTTCGCAGCCTATGATTACAGCGCATTCATGTGGTACGAGTTTTTCAACAGGCTCACGAAAGGCGAGATTCGCACATGCCAGGCTTGCGGCAAGATGTTCGTCGCAAACCTCGGCGCAAGCAATGAGCGCGGCGGTAAGAAGAACATAAAGAGTAGCTGCAGCGGCACATGCAAAACCTCGGCGTCAAAGGCCCGAACCGCTATCAAGTACATGAAGCGCGGCATTGCTATGGCCGAAGCGGCGAAAACGGCAAAAATCAAACTTGAACGCCTGCAACGATACATCGAGCTGCATCCCGACGAGTTGGATGATTAGGGCTATTGACATCCCGATCCATCACGTAAGGAGGCGAACGATGGAGCGAGCACCACCGAACCAACCACTTCCCTGCAAACCATCGGACAAGAAAGAAAAGGAGGGGAAAATGGATAACACGAGCAAGGAATGGCGCAAGATAGGCGGCAAGGGAACGGTGAAGCCGTTGTCGAAGTCGAAGAACTGCCGCGATTGGGAGTTGTCGGTCAGCGTCGGCAAGAACCCCGAAACGGGCAAGTACGAGCGAGCATACCGTCGAGTGCACGGCATGAATAAAACCGAGGCTTTGGCTGCTCTCGATGCCTTCAAAGACGAGCTGCGCGCCCAATTTGGCAGCGCGCAGGCACGGCACGAGATTGAGCGTGAGGTCGAATACAAGCGTTTGATGGGTGAGCTGGAGAAGCAGAAGGCGGCGCTGGAGGTCGCACAGGCGAATGTGGACAAGTACCGCGAGCTGTTGGACGAGAAGAACGCTCCCAAAGATTGCCCGACGATTGACGATTACTCGGTGGCGTGGCGCGAGTTCCGCGTGAAAACGAAGGCGGTCACACCGGGCACTTCGGACAAAGACAGGCGCAACTGCAACGTCATCTTGAAGCACCTCGGCGGCAAGAAGC